CGATTCATTTCATTTAACACCGATTAGTTCCGAAGCAGATCATAACTGTGGAGTAATGGAAAGAACTATTCACCGAAAGGCGTGAAGTTATTATGAATTTGTCTTGAACCCCTTATGGAAGTTTTAGAGAACACTACCATGTGAAAGTCAGGGTTAGAGTTTCCTACTCGAATTAAAGAGGATATCCCTGGACCGGGAGAAATAATACGTCTTTTACGACTATGGTACAAACTAACATGATTTCGAGTCTCAATGAAAAACACATCGATATGGGAGAGAGATTAATTCTAGTGGCTACGAACTTTGTCCGATATGTGAAAACCCCTGCCGATGGGGTGCTCTGGTGTGCGAATACTTTTAAGTTGTTCTCGAGCAAGAGTATCCTTTTCGAAGCAGGTCGCAGCGGACAGTCAGCACTTAAGTATGCTGAATTTTTGTGGTCGGATGTTTGTGCCGAATCTGCAGTGCAGTCAAGTGCAGATTTCGATACAACACTTGCTTATGTGCGCAAAGCACTGGATGGGATTGAAACATTTAACGAGATCCCGGTTGTGAAGAAGTTTGGTCGGTTGTTATATTTCATGTTCGTGAATCAACACTTGTCTCGATTGGGTTTGTCTTTTGACAAGGAGGATTTCTCAAAAGCGGAGTATTACGCTCTGAGTGCTGAGTATTCCAACAAGAAGAAGTTTATGCTCGCTATAGCGGACAGTGTTATTTTTACGCTTGAATCTATTCGACACTATCAACTCACAGGAACGTGGTCTTCGATTCTGCACAAATCAGCTAGCTACAATGCTTGGTTGGACGAGTGTGAATTGTTGAAACGACAAGCGCTGTTCTTGGCAAATCCTGCTCCTCATGGTTTTACTCGACACGATTTTACATTTCGTTTAGATCGAGCCATTGAGGATGGGAACCATATTGTGAGATTCTCCACAGCAGAGAAAGTTGAGTTGAAATTTGCAGCACGTTGTGTTAACGAACTTCAAATGATTCGTTGTCGTGAAATTGCTCGCGATTCTTCCGTGAAAACACGCAGAGCTCCATTTGCTATTCTGGTTGCCGGTTCAACAAGTATTGGGAAATCTCAGTTCGCTGACATTTTGCATGCCGCGACTGCTGATATTCTCAAGCTTCCGAAGGACCTCAAATACCGATTTGTCCGAGACGGAGTTGATCCCTATTGGACGAACTTTTCATCGTGTATGTGGAGTATTCTGTTCGATGATGTAGCGAAGTTTCATCCCAATATTTGTAGTAGCGGTGGTGATCCAAGTTCTAATGAGATGATCGGAACAATTAACAATGTTCCGTACATGGCTATTCAAGCTGCTCTGGAGGACAAGGGAACGACACCCGTATTGGCGGATCTGGTTGTTGCGACGACCAACGTTCAAGGGTTGAATGCTCATGCGTACTTCAGTTACCCCGTCGCGGTTCTGCGAAGATTTCCGTTTATTGTTCGGCTTGAGGTCAAGGATGAGTATGCCAATGAGAATAAGATGTTGGACAAGTCTAAGATCCCAGATGTGGATGAGTTTGGAAGTTTTCCAGATTTTTGGAATATTTTCCTGCAAAAAGCTGTACCCGATGGATCCGATCCCAGCAAGCCAAAGTTTGTGGATGTTGCCGCTTATACGGATATTCGCAGTTTCCTTACGGATTATGAGAAGACGTTGTTGCAATACCATAGGGACGATGCTAAGCGCGACCGTTATCAGGCTGCCATTTTTGGTGATCCTCGTTGTCAAGTGTGCAGAAAGTTCTTGTGTGAGTGTAAGTCAACGCGTATGGACATCTCCTGAATTATTTCGGGAAGGTACCGAGTGGAATGATCACGAACTGGAAGGGCTGTCAACCAACGCATTGCAGTCTGGGGAAGTTGAGATTGAGGAGCCCGCAGAAGGGTGGCATAGTGACGACGATTATTATCAGGCTTGTTTTGAGTTGCACTGGTCACTGACACCTCTGTGGCAGCAGTGGATCTATGCTACAACATGGTTTGCAATTGTCTGGACCACTAGATGGTGTTCAATGATGTGTTATATGTTTCTCCAGGAATACTTTGACACTGAGCGTCGGGTTACGATTTTCACATGGCTGATAGAGCGGTGGTGGTTTAGAAGACCTTTTGTCAAGTTTCTGAACTGGTACACTCGCTGGTTCTGTGATACACCCTTTTCCACCATGATGTTCGCACACATATCTGAGTCTCTCAACCAACAATTTTTCGCTGCTAGTGCTATGTCTTATGTGATTTTAAAAAATGCAGCAGTGTACTTTGTGACCTTTTATAGTGTTTCGGCATTCATCCGAACTTTCCGTGGTGATTTGACTGTTCCGCCTGATAGTGTTGAGCAGACAGTTGATGAGGACCTGGAAGATAGTTCCGAACCTGCCGATCATGAGGATGTCGCGGTTGATGCGGACAACCCAGTTGGTCTGCAAGGAGGAGCTGCTTCTTTGGCGACCGATGCTCGTGAACCAAATGTTTGGCACAATGACGCTCTTGTAGAAACTGGCTTGGATTTTCCTAAGGCCAGTGCCTGCATGAAGGGACAGACCGCTGCCCAACTCGCAAATATCATCGGCGACAATTTTGTTCATCTTCAATTTCGTAAGAATGATGGTGACATTGTGCGGTGTGTTGATGGGTGTGGTTTTTTCCTCAAAGGTCATTTGCTAGTAATCCCCAAACACTTCTTTGATGGGGGAGATTGGACGCACCTTAAGATTACGCCTAATGTTGTTGGATCAGGTGTGAGCGCCGCGATAATCGTTCCGCGGAATGCCCTGCGATCGGAGATTGTGCACACAGATTTAGTTATTGTTGAATGTTTAGCACTACCCCCACGCAAGGATATTCTGAAGTATTGGATGAAAGGTGAGATGAGTGATGGTCAGCGTGGTTTCTATTACCGACGTACTTTACAAGGTTTCTTGGAACACGATTCTGTCCATGGTTTGTCGAAAGATGAGGATGATGCCCTGGGTGTCTTTACCTCGTCTCCTATTTACCGTGGATTTGTGAAAATTCCAACTCGGAACGGAACGTGCGGATCACTGCTCATAGTTGAACATCCCAGAGGACCCGTAATTGCGGGAATTCACTATTGGGGTGGACATAATCAACCTGACATACGAGAGGTACGATGTTGGAGATTGGACCACGGAGATTTGGCTGAGATAGTCGAGCGTTGTGAAAAAGTTTTCGGTCGACAGATCGAGGCTAGTCCTGTTTCGTTATCGTCTGATTCTGCAAACACTGAAGTCATACCTATACATTTCAAACATCCTCTTCGATTTATTGAGGAAGGGAGTGCGAATGTGAAGTGTGGACTAGTTACTCATGTATCCTCGAAAGGAAGTGCAGTTGTGGCTACCCCTATCCAGGGACAAATCACGACGGACTTCAGTTACGAGATCAAATTTGGAGCACCAGTGCTAGCAGGTAAAAGAAGCTGGATTCCACGGAGGAAGGCCCTGGTTGATATGCTCGTTCCGAAGACACAAGCCGATGCATCTAAACTCGCGACAGTTGTTGACGCGCTCTCTAATCATTTAATTGAAGAGCTCCAGCATAGTCGACCTGATTTTGCGAATGAGTTGTGTGTCCTCACTGATGAAGAGGCCATTAATGGTATCCCTGGAGTTGTATTCGTAGATAAGTTGAATAGAACAACCTCCATGGGATTTCCCTGGAACAAGACGAAGAAAGCATTCGAGATTGAGAACCCAACAGAACGATATCCTGATGGAATTCGGTATTCAGATGAGATAATGGATCGTTGCAAGGGAATTGAAAGTTGCTACAGACGCGGTCAACGCGCTAACCCGGTCTTTAAGGAGCATTTGAAGGATGAGGCGAGACCATTGGAGAAGTGCCGACGAGGAGACACACGTGTTTTTACAGGAGGACCAGGGGACTGGGCTATTGTAGTTCGTAAGTTCACCCTGTCTTTTGTTCGAATCGTCCAGTTAGAGAAATATATTTTCATGAGCGCCCCTGGAACCGTCACACAGTCTGTTGAGTGGGACGATATCTTCCGGTATTTTGTGGCCTCTGGAAACTCAAAGTGGATTTTCGGTGATTACAGTAAGTTTGATAAGCGCATGGGTCCGGAATGGATCATTGCTGCCTTCAGTGTTATTATTGCTGTCCATCGAGCTGCTGGTTGGCCAGAAGAAGATTTGACTGTTTTGCGCTGCATTGCAGAAGACATCGCCTACAACCATGTTAATTTCCTTGGGGCTTTGATTGAGTTTTATGGTAGTAATCCATCTGGACATCCTTTAACGGTGATTGTCAACTGCTTTGTAAATGTTCTGTATGCGATGTATGCCTACTTGAGCTGTAACCCCGATCGAACTATTTCTTCCTTCTGGGACCATGTGCGATTGATGACGTATGGAGATGATAATGGCATGAGTGTTTCCGACCATGTTCCGTGGTTTAACCATATCTCTATTTCGGAGTGCCTGCGGGAGATTGGAGTCATTTACACCACACCTTCCAAGGAAGCTATCACTCGACCCTATATGGATCGTGATGAAATTTCTTTCCTAAAGAGGTCTTGGCGTTTTGATAAGGATCTGGGCAGGTATGTTGCGCCGCTTGAAGAAGATTCGATTTTGAAGTCTCTAACGGTCTGGATTCCTAGTTCGGAGGTGTGTGCTGAGAAGCAGATGATCGACATTATATCGAGTGCAGTGCGGGAATATTTTTGGTATGGTCGGGGAATTTTTGAGATTCGTCGTAAGTACTTTATTAACCTCGTAGCTGGTTCACCGATGGAGTTGTATGTTCAGAAGAGCACATTCCCGACGTATCAGGAACTTGTGGATGCGTATTGGGCCAAGGATTACCTGAAAAGTGATTCTCGGTGGCTCAGAATGGAATAAGCCCGGAGGGGGCACCGGGGCTTTAGCAGTATGTCCCCCATTGGAAAACCAAAACTGCTCTACCCTGGAAGTTGTAGCTTAAGCTCTGAGCAAGCTAAAGTGGTAACCAGGATGATATCTGCATGGGCGTTCCCCAAAATCCCTATTTAGGGACGGTTTGCTGATAGCCGTAGCTCACTTTGAAATTTCTTGTGGGATGGGCTTCCCCTTGATCTTATGATAGCCTGCAAAAACAAATTCAATACAAAATTTGATTGTTCCGGGTGGCGGGCATTATGTGCCACCCCAAGATCCCCAACTTGGCAAAAGGGGGAACACTGCTATTCAAGCGGGCGAGGAAGTTATGTCTGTCGCTGCACAGGAAGTGGACTCTCAGCAGATGCACTTCATTGACGCTGCGGCGGGCGAACAAGTACAAGTTCACACTGCCGAAAATCCGATAGCGAGTGTTGATGGAACTCCTGATGTTTCTTTAGGTGAATTCTTTGCTAGACCTACTCTCATTAGAACCTATAATTGGTCAGAGGGTGGTTCTCTGGCAACATTAGACACATTTGAACCTTGGGACCTCTATTTCAACAACTCCGTGATTCGGAAGAAGCTCGACAACTTTCAGTATTTGAGAGCCAACCTTCACGTTAAAGTTGTGATCAACGCTTCACCATTTTACTATGGTTTAGCCATGATGACATACAATCCTCTAGAGGGCTGGACTAACAATCCAGTGCGTGGGTGTACGGCTTATCAGACTGAATTAGTTGGGTATTCACAAATGCCGCATATTCTTATTCATCCTGCTGCTAGTGCCGGTGGAGACCTCAAACTTCCTTTCTTCTATCAGAAGAATTGGTTGTATTGTAGTCAACGCGCTGACTTTCAGAAAATGGGTACGATGCGGTTGCATGCTGTGACTCCGCTTCAGAGTGCAAATGGTGTTACTGGACAGACTGTGACTATGCAGATTTATGCTTGGGCAGAAGAAGTAGAAGTGATGGGACCAACTATTGGTCTTGCTCTTCAATCAGGTGATGAGTATGGGGATGGTCCCATTTCTCGACCTGCTTCTGCAGTTGCTTCTGTTTCACGATCTCTTTCGAATATTCCTGTCATTGGGAAGTTCGCACGAGCTACTGAGATTGGAGCTTCGGCTATATCGCGTGTCGCTAGTTTGTTTGGTTACTCCAATGTCCCAGTCATTGATAATGTTCATGCATTCCAGAACTCCAACTTGCCTCATCTCGCAAGTGCAGGAATTGGAACTGCTGTGCAAAAATTGACTCTGGACCCCAAAGCTGAATTATCCATTGATCCTTCTATGCATGGACTCTATCCTGAAGAGCAACTCGACATCAGTGCCTTGGTCGCCAAACCCTCGTACCTCACGGGGGTTTCTTGGTCAACCTCGGACACATATGATACACAGCTGTTCAACATGAGAGTTCAGCCCATGTTGTCCTCGATCAGTAACGAAGTAAATGCTAACAGAATTGGTGCTATACCTATGGGCTACCTTGGTCGATTTTTCTCCTTTTGGAGGGGAAACATCAAGGTGCGCTTCAAGGTGGTGGCGTCTAAATTTCATAAAGGTCGTCTGAGAATTTCGTATGACCCAAATGGACGAATTGATACCACAACTGATTCCCACAACACTTGCTTCAATACAATTCTGGACATTGGTCAGGAGGGGGATGTTGTGCTAGACGTTCCATACAGACAAGGGAGTGCGTGGTTGAGAACCCGATCCCTAACTGATACGAATTGGTCTGCCGGCAACACTCTTGCTCCCAATACAGAATTTGATAATGGTTTGATCACCCTAAGGGTTTTGACACCACTCACAGCTCCAGTTGCCAGCTCCACGGTTTTTATAGTTATGATAGTTGAAGGAGGTGAGCACTTTGAATTTGCAGTGCCGTTTTCGGAATCTTCCGATACGGGCCCGACTGTCTCCCAATATGCGGTGCAAGCAGGAGATAGTTACACCATATCTGGTGATCAGGATAAAGCTGGTTTGGTTGCCCGCAACATTGTTGTGGGTACGCCTACTGTGCCTCATCCCGATCGTTTTGCACAAAATTTCGGAGAGAGAATCGTTTCCATGCGTTCTCTTCTTCAGCGCTCTTCGTTGGCCGAATCGATTCCGCTCGATAATCCGGCCTCCGGACAATATGCAGTATTCCGACAGTTATTCGGGCGTATTCCATTATATTTTGGGTACGATCCGGGTGGTATTAACACAGCCAATAAACAAGGTTCGGGTACTTATCCATTCAATTTTGTTCCGATTCACCCGCTTCCTGAGATTCTGGCGATGTTCAAGGCCTATAGAGGTTCTGTTCATCACCATTTTAATATCGATGGAGGTAGGTATGAGTCAATTGACAATATGTTTGTGTACCGTCACGGAAACAACAGGAGCGCGGCAGATCGCAAGGGTGCGTATAAAACCACCTTGGCAGCGGGAGCAAATATCGATAGTCGGTGGCGTTTTTTAAACACCACCTACAACCCGATTGGATCTGGGGGAGGCGCGATTACGAGTCAGAGAAATAACAACTCATTGAGTGTTTCAATTCCTGACTTCAATCGCTTCAACTTCAGTTTCTGCTCTCCGTATTTCTGCACAACAGGTAACGAGGGAGATGCTAGTGACAAGAACACTTATGGTTTTGTCCTCAAGCTCAAGCCCAATACAACTGGAAGTGCGGATACTTCTGGGGTCATTGTTAACAGATTTGTTTCTGTCGGCAGTGATTTTACACCGCTGTTTTTCATCTGCTGTCCTACATTGGATCAGTATAATGTCAATCCAGCATCTGCCTAGCGTATAGAGCGCTAGATTTGAGGAAACAACTGAGACCCGTGGTAGTCGGCTCAGTCGCCTATATCCCAAGTTTTATATTTGGGGGAATTCGTTTAAAACGCCAAAGCACATCTATGTGTATCCCTTTTGTGGACCCATTTGAGGTCTGGAATTGGGATGTTGATAGTCCAGATTTTTTCGGGATGTGCTTCGGCGCATCCCAGTTTTTTACTGTACTTCAATTACCACATTTCATATGTGCTCGGCGTATATAATTACCCAG